ATTGTAATTCAAGGTCAGTTGCTGAACATATTGTTATGATGATTTTATCTTTAGTTAGAGATTATCATAATCAACATAGAATAGTAAATGAAGGCGGTTGGCATATTGCTGACGCTGTAAAACGTTCTTATGATGTTGAAGGTATGCACGTAGGTACTATTGCGGCTGGACGTATAGGTTATGATATGTTAAGAAAAATGGCACCGTTTGATGTACATTTACATTACTTTGATAAACATAGATTATCTGAAGATAAAGAAAAAGAATTAAATTTAACTTACCATGATTCAGTAGAATCTTTAGTAGGGGCTTGTGATGTGATTAATATAAGTTGTCCTTTACATCCTGAAACTGAACATATGTTTAATGATGATTTAATCAGTAAATGTAAACCTGGTGCATATATTATTAATACTGCTAGAGGAAAAATTTGTGATAAGGATGCCATTGCTAGAGCATTAAAATCAGGTCAGTTAAGTGGCTATGCAGGAGACGTTTGGTTTCCACAACCAGCACCTAACGATCATATTTGGAGAAGTATGCCTCATCATGGAATGACACCTCATACATCTGGTACATCTTTATCAGCTCAAACAAGATATGCTGATGGTGTAAGAGAGATATTGGAATGTTTCTTTGATGGAGAAGAAATTAGAAATCAATATTTAATAGTTAAAGATGGAGACCTTGCTGGTATGGGTGCTCACTCATATAGTAAAGGAACTGCTACAGGTGGTTCAGAAGAAGCTGCTAAGTTTAAAAAATAATATTATAAATATAATGAGTATTATGAAACTGATTTGATAGTTATAAAATAGTAGAAAAGGTTTCATATGTCGGATGATTTAAATCAAATACAAACAAAGATAGCTTTGCTTGAAAAGGACGCTAAGACAGGTGAGCAGATTCATCAAAGATTAGAAGTAGCAATAGGTAAATTATCTGATTGTGCTATAAGTCTTAAATCAATGCTTGCTACACAGGAACAAAAGTTATTTAAAGCAGAACAAACAGATGAAGATATTTTTATCACATTGGAATCTCGTAGAAAAGAATGGGATATTGATCTTAAAGAATTACATTCCAGAATAACTACTAATAGTAGAGAATTAAGAGAACATCAAATACAATCCGAAAACACTATGTTAAATGAGCTTCGTGCTATGAAACATCAATTATCAGCAAGAGTTGGTGTATTAGAAAAGTGGAGATGGATAATTATTGGAGGTTCTATTATTATCGGATTAATGATGTCAAATCCTAGTGGCAATTTTTGGGATTTTCTGAACTAGTTGCTTGACTTTTTGCTACTTATTTGATATAATATGTCTATGTCAAGTTATATAGATACTAAATTTATCAATCTATTATCAACAAGACTTCCAAAGTTTAAAAGAAAATCTGAATACTTATTTAACTTTAGATGTCCACATTGTGGGGATTCTCAAAAATCATCTACAAAGGCTAGAGGTTTTGTTTATAAGAAAAAAAATGATATGTTCTTTAAGTGCCATAATTGTGGTATAGGACAATCATTAGGTAATCTTATTAAATTCCTTGACCCTAATTTATATAAAGAATATATTTTTGAAAGATTTAAAGATGGTAAGCCTACAAAAGATAAACCTGAATTTGATTTTACACCATCTAAAACTATTAAAACAAGAAGTGTTGATGAAAAACAATTAGCTGAATTAGACTCATTTGATAAGTTAGTACAAACACACCCAGCAAAACAATTTATATACAAGAGATTAATACCTAAAGAACATTGGGATAAGTTTTTTTTCTGTCCTAAATTTTATGAATGGACTAATACTATTGTACCTAATAAATTTACTGATTTAAAACAAGATCACCCTAGAGTTGTTATACCTTTCTATGATAGAGCAGGTAAGTTTTTTGCATTTCAAGGTAGAGCATTTGGTAAAGAACAACCAAAGTATATTACAATTAAGTTTGATGAAACAAAAGAAAAGATATATGGTCTTGATAGATTAGATTTAAATAAACCTGTTATGATTACAGAAGGTCCTATTGATAGTTTATTTTTAGATAATGCTATTGCCCTTGCTGGTGCTGATGCTAATGTAAAAATACAACATCAACAATGTACAATGATCTTTGATAATGAACCTCGTAATAACGAAATTGTAAAACGAATGATAAATGCTGTAAATAAAAAATATAATGTCACAGTATGGCCAAAAACGTTGAAATATAAAGATATTAACGATATAATAATATCAGGAATGACATCAACAGAAGTACAAACTCTTATAAGTAATAACACACATTGCGGACTGACAGCACTTCAAAACATCAATAACTGGAAAAGGATTTAATGACCTCTGAATTGCAAGTTACAAAAAGAAACGGAAAAGGAACAGAACCTCTTAATATTGACAAAATTCACTCAATGGTTGGTTATGCAACCCAAGACATAACAGGTGTTAGTGCCTCTCATGTTGAAATGAATAGTGGTATACAATTTTTTAATAACATAAAGACAGATGACATACAACAAATCCTAATCAAGTCAGCTAATGACCTAATCAGTTTAGAAAGTCCTAACTATCAATATGTTGCTGCTAGACTATTATTATTCTCCCTTCGGAAAAAACTATATCATAGATTATGGGAACATCCAAAATTCATAGATCAAATTAAAAATTGTATTAAACAAGGTGTATATGATAAAGATATACTAGTGCAATATACTGAATCTGAAATAGATAGAATGGGTATGTGGATTGTACACGAAAGAGATTATAAATTTACTTATGCAGGTTTAAGACAAGTTATGGATAAGTATCTTGTACAAGATAGAAGCACAGGTGATATTTTTGAAACACCACAATTTATGTATATGATGATTGCAGCTACTTTATTTGCTCAATATTCAAAAGAAACAAGATTAGGTTATGTTAAAAAATATTATGACGCAATCAGTAAATTTAAAATTAATATTCCTACTCCTGTTATGGCAGGTGTAAGAACACCTATTAGACAATTTGCTAGTTGTGTTTTAGTTGATAGTGATGATACATTACCAAGTATCTTTTCAAGTGATATGGCCATTGGTAGATACGTTGCTCAAAGAGCAGGTATAGGTATCAATGCAGGTAGAATTAGAGGTATCAATAGTAGAATTAGAGGTGGTGAAGTACAACACACAGGTGTTATTCCTTTCCTTAAAAAGTTTGAAGCTACTGTTAGATGTTGCACACAAAATGGTGTAAGAGGTGGAAGTGCTACTGTACACTTTCCTATATGGCACCAAGAGATAGAAGATATTTTAGTATTAAAAAATAACAAAGGTTCAGAAGATAATAGAGTAAGAAAATTAGATTACTCTATACAGTTATCTAAATTATTTTATGAAAGATTTATTAGAGATGAAAATATAACTTTATTTTCACCACACGAAGTACCAGGATTATACGAAGCATTTGGTATGCCTGAATTTGATGAAATGTATATCAAATATGAAGCAGATAAATCTATAGCAAAGACAACCATAAAAGCACAAGAATTGTTTATGGACTTATTAAAAGAAAGAGCAGAAACTGGTCGTATATATATTATGAATATTGACCATTGTAATACACACAGCTCTTTTAAAGATAAAATTTATATGTCAAATCTTTGTCAAGAGATTACATTACCTACTAAACCTATAAATCATATTGATGATAAAGAAGGTGAGATTGCTTTATGTATTCTTTCTGCTATTAATTTAGGTCTATTAATAGACTTTGATGAGTTAGAGGACTTATGTGATTTATCTGTTAGAGCATTAGATGAGATTATAGATTATCAAGAATATCCTGTTGAGGCTGCTAAAATATCTACACAGGCTAGAAGATCATTAGGTATAGGATATATTGGTCTTGCACATTATCTTGCTAAAAATCAAGTAAGTTATGAAAGTAAAGCAGCATTAAAGATTGTTGATAAAGTGACAGAAGCATTTCAATTCTTTTTATTAAAAGCAAGTAATAATCTTGCAAAAGAAAAAACTAAATGTACATGGTTTGAAAAGACTAAATATGCTGAAGGTATCTTACCTATTGATACTTACAAAAAAGAATTAGACGAGATTGTAAATAGAAAATATACTTATGATTGGGAACGTCTAAGAGAAGAAATTAAAAAACACGGATTAAGACACTCAACATTATCGGCACAAATGCCAAGTGAGTCTTCTTCTGTCGTATCAAACGCAACGAACGGCGTTGAACCACCAAGAGATTACTTATCAGTTAAGAAGTCTAAAAAAGGTCCTTTAAAACAAATAGTACCTGATTATAATAAATTAAAAAATTATTACACATTGTTGTGGAATATGAAAAGCAACGAAGGATATATTAATATCATTTCTGTTATGCAAAAGTATTTCGATCAAGCAATTAGTGGTAACTGGAGTTATAATCCAGAGAACTACAAAGACGGTGAAGTGCCTTTATCAATAATGTCAAAAGACTTATTGACAACTTATAAATTAGGATGGAAAACAGCATATTATCAGAATACATATGACGCAAAATCTGATATAGATGAACCTGTACATCCAATTGGTTGGCATGACGGTGTAGAAGAAGCGCCAAAGGAAAAGAAAGAAGATAATGAAGAAGATTGTGAGGCCTGTACAATCTAAAGATATTGCTACAGGCGAAAGAATTAAAGTAGAAAATTTATCAAAACCTATAAAAGACTTATTAGGTTATAAAAAAAAAGAACCAAAATTTAATTTAGAAAATTTAAAGTCACGCAAAGAATATGAAAGAAAAAAAACTGAATCAGAAAAAATGCAAGAGGAACTGGAACCATTACCGTGGTGTCCAATGTCAGATGAATGAAAACCTTTAATAGAAAAAAAATAAATTGGATGAAACAACCCATGTTCTTTGGTGAAGAGCCGAATGTACAAAGATTTGACCAACAAAAGTATCCTATTTTTGAGAAGTTAAATCAACAACAATTAGGTTTCTTCTGGAGACCTGAAGAAATATCTTTACAAAAAGATAGAAACGATTATGCTTCTTTAACTACTGAACAAAAACATATCTTTACATCTAATCTAAAGTATCAAACACTATTAGATAGTGTACAAGGTCGTGGTCCATGTTTAGCATTTTTACCTTTTTGTAGTCTACCTGAATTAGAATCTATGTTAGTTGCATGGGATTTTAGCGAAACAGTACATAGTAGATCATACACTTATATAATGAAGAATATATATTCAGACCCTACCGAAGTATTAGATACTATTATTGATACACCAGAAATCATGGCAAGAGCAAAAACAGTTACCGATTCATATGATAAATTTATAGGTTATGCTCACAAGTATTATATAACAGGTAAAGGTGATATTAAAGAACTTAAAAGACTTCTATACCTCACATTGATTAATGTTAATATATTAGAAGGTATTAGATTCTATGTATCATTTGCTTGTTCATTTGCATTTGGTGAACTTAAACTTATGGAAGGTAGTGCTAAAATTATATCATTGATTGCAAGAGATGAAAATTTACACTTGGCTGTATCTCAAAATATGATTAATAATTACCGTAAAAAAGAAAACGATAAAGAAATGCTTAAAATCATACAAGATAACGAACAAGAAGTTTATAAAATGTATGATATAGCAGTCCAACAAGAGAAAGATTGGGCAACGTATTTGTTTAAACAAGGTTCAATGATTGGATTAAATGATAAACTATTGAATCAATATGTTGAATTTATGGCAAACAAAAGATTAAGATCAATAGGGTTAAAAGCTCAATACAACCAACCAGCAACTAACAACCCATTACCTTGGACACAACACTGGTTAAATAGTCGTGGATTACAGAACGCCCCACAAGAAACTGAAATAGAAAGTTATGTGGTTGGTGGTATTAAACAAGACGTAGAGAAAAATAGTTTTAAGGGGTTTAAATTGTAATGAGTATAGAAGATAAGATAAAATGCGAGAATTGTAGTGCCGAATATGAAGTTAAACATGATCTTCCTAAGGATGATTTTACGATAAGATATTGTCCTTTCTGTAGGCAGGAACGTGAAATAGAAGATGATGTATTTAATGGAGTAGAAGACCGATATGAAGATTGGAATTGATTATAGTTTAAGTTGCCCAGCGATATGCGTTAATACGTCAAATAACGAGTTTAAGTATAATGATTGTACTTTTCTATATCTAACTAATGTAAAAAAGTATGCAGACACATTTAAACATGGTAATGTAAAATTTGTGGGTATTAGACATGATGAATATACTAGAGAAGAACAACGATATGACAATATATCTAATTTCTTTTTAAGAATTATAGACAAATATCAAAATCCCAAAATCAATTTAGAAGATTACTCATTTGCCTCAACTGGCCGTGTGTTTCATATTGCTGAAAACATGGGTTTGTTGAAGTATAAATTATTTAAGAACGATTTACATTACAATTTACTTGCACCAGCACAAATTAAGAAGTTTGCTACTGGTAAAGGTAATGCAAACAAAGAGAAGATGATTGAATCCTTTAAAG